CGAGTGCTCATCCGATCTGGGGAGTGATGTAACGAGCAATGTGTTGTATAACGTAGTAAGTCAGATTGTATTACAGTCAATAACCACAGTAGAACAATATGTATTACATAATGATGGTGCTAGTGATACAGAAATAGAAATAGTAAAAGACATCTTTGATAATAACATACCAGTAGAACAACCAGATGGTAACTTAGACTTTGAACCAATAGACGGAGGAGACACAAACGAAGATTCATACGAATCCGTAGAACTAGAGTTAGACATGGATTTTGAGATGGACTTAGAAATGCCAGAAATCAAAGTAGAGTTGGATATGCCTGACATTGAAGTAGAATCTCCAGTAACTGCAGTAGATGTAGAAACAGAGATGGAAGTAGAAGTAGCAGAAGTATCAGAACCTGAACCAAAAGAAACTACTTCTGAACCAGAGCCACAGAAAGAAACAGTAAAACAAAAACCTGAGTCAAAGTCAGAAACAGAGACTCCAACAAAAAAAGAAGAAGAAGTAAAAGAAGAGTCTACAGAAACAAAAGAAAAACCTGCAGCTAAAGTAGTAAAGAAGAAAGCTACTAAACCTAAAACTAAAGCACAGAAAAAAGAAGCTAAAGAAAAAGCAGGTAGTAAGATTGTTAAGAAGATGGGTGACAAAGGCAGATATGATTCTGCAAATCAGTTAAAGACACTCATTGTAATGCAGGTATTAGGAGACACCAAGGAGTTCTTTTCAGCACAAAAGATGTTGCCAGACATTCAAGGTTTCTTTACAAGTGGGGTTGTACCTGATGCAGAAATAAAAGATAATAACTTTGCGTCTTTTATGTTAACAGGAAAATCCCACGTAAATATGAATGCATTAATTGATTTGCAATATAAATAAGAATTTGTTGTATTTGTAAGGGAATGCATTTACAATAGGTAAATAAATAATATAAATTAAAAAAAAAAGGATACTACACTATGACAAAACTATCCATTGTACAAGGGATTGAAGAATACAAAACGCCTGTTACTTTAGGTGACGGAGTTGTAACTATTACAGATGCTACTTACACGGTAACAACAGAACAATCAGGCTCTACATTTATTTTTGCTAGAGCAGGTGGTATTGTTGTAACTCTACCTGAGTTAACAGCAGCCGCAAGTGGTGAGCAATACACATTTATTGTTGGCACAACTTTCTCTACAGCAGGACAAATTAATACAGGTTCAACATCAGACTTATATTCAGGTTACGCTTATATCTTTGATCCAGCAACAGCAGAAGACAACAACACGTTTATACCTGACCAATCTAACGATGACACTATTGATTTAGGATCAGCAGCACAAGGTTGGTTAACTGGTGGTATGATTACTCTTACTGCTCAATCAGCTACTCGTTGGCACTGTGCAGCACACCTACACGGTGACGGTACATTAGCAACACCATTTGAATAAGTAGATTAACATGGCTGTAAAAAAGAAATCAACTGTTAATAAAGCTGGTAACTACACCAAGCCTACAATGAGAAAGAATCTTTTTAATCAAGTTAAAGCTGGGAGTAAGGGTGGAAAGCCGGGCCAATGGTCTGCTCGTAAAGCCCAACTCCTAGCCAGCCGCTACAAAGCTAAAGGTGGAGGATATAGATAGTGGCACTAAAGGCTAGTCAGAAAAGTTTAAAATCATGGACAAAACAAAAGTGGCGAACTAAAAGTGGGAAACCATCTAGTAAAACTGGTGAAAGATATTTACCTTCAAGCGCAATTAAGTCTTTATCTAGTAGCGAGTACGCTGCAACTACTCGAAAGAAAAGACAAGATACTAAAAAAGGTAAACAATTTAGTAAACAACCTAAGACTATAGCTAAAAAAACTAGGTCGTATCGGAAAGTATAATATGACTAAGAAGTTAGAGAATGGCTCTAAATACGCTATTGCTGATACAGACGGTGATGGTGTTATTACAGACGAAGAAATGAACCGACATGAACGGTGGGTGCGTTTAGAGAACGAAGATAAACTTATGGATACACAACGCATAATGGCGTGGTTAGCTATGGCTACAAGTATCCTTACTGTTGTACTACTATTGACACCAATCATAAATACTGCTAGAATGGAAAGTGCTTCAGGATTCTTAAATACTTTTCTTGTAGCTCAAATGGGGGTTGTCTTAGGTTTTATGGGAGCAACAGCTTTAAGTAAAACCAAGACACACTAGTTAGGATAATACATGGCAGAAGTAGAAATAGGTGGAGCTAAGATTACAGGTGGTAAACTGTTTTGGGCTTTACCTTTATTAGGAGCATTAGGCTCTGGTGCATGGGGTGGATTTACTTTGTACCAAGAATTTTTAGACTTACGTGAAGCTACAGAAAACTATGTATCACCTGATTTGTCTCATATAGATAATCACATTACTATGGTAGAAGGTGAGTTAGGTATTATAGGTGCGGAGTTTAAAGCACTCAAAGAAGTAGACGCTGCAACTGGAGCAGTTATACGAGAGCAGATTAACTCTGTTAAAGCTATCTCTGCCCAACTCCAGACAGATCTACATGATTTACGTATGGATCTTAATCAAGATACAGCAGAACTTAACAACGCCATTGAAGTTAAGTCAGATAAGATAAACGCTAATATAGATAAACAAGAAGCACGTTTAGAAAAACAAGACTCTCGTAATCGTCAAAACATAGAAGATGTACGAGGAGTTATCAATACTTTTGAACTGAGGTTTGAATCTACTATCAGTTCTTTTGAAGAACGTATGGATGCTAAGATGTCTAAGCTAGATCAGAAGCTTGATAACTTAGAGACAGCATTAGATCAAAAGATACAACGTGCAATAGATAACCCATTGGCAGGTAACTAAATGAGTATAACGTATAGAGGCGAAACATTCGCAGGTTTAAACAAACCTAAACGCTCAACTAAAGGTAAAAAAAGTCACGTAGTTCTTATTAAAGACAACGGTAAACTTCGTATGATACGCTTTGGTGAAAAGGGTGCAAGTACTGCAGGTAAACCTAAAGCTGGTGAGTCTGATAAAATGAAAGCCAAACGTAAAAGTTTTAAAGCTAGACATCGTAAAAATATAGCTAAAGGTAAAACATCTGCTGCATACTGGGCAGACAAGGTTAAGTGGTAATTATATGTGGACACCGTTAGCTCTTTTATGTTCTATGTATGTTAGTACAGAATGTACGACATTTGGTGGACCTGTATTTAAAACAGAAGCAATATGCTATCAACAATTACAAACTGTAGGAATGCCTTATTTAAAACAAAAATTTCCTGCTTCTAAAATAATAGATGTAAAATGTATAAACTGGGATAAAAATAATACAGGCACAGGTACTTAAAATTAAAAGGAAAACACAATGGCAAGTAAACTAACTCAATGGATTAACTCAAAGTTAAAAGCTAAAGGTATGTCTGCTAAAGAAGCTCAAAAAAATGCAGGTAAGTATTCTAGTATTGCAGCAGCTAAAAAAGCTGGTAGTCTTTACTATACCGATAAGAAGGGTAGAGTTATGATTGCAGCCTACGCTGAAGATTTAAAAGCTCCTATTAAATCTCCACCTCCAAAGAAAAGACCTAAAGCAGATGTAAAGTCAAATAAAGGTGCAGAAACTAGATTAAAAATAGCAAGGTTACGAATAAAATCAGGTGACAACGAAGCAAAAATAAGAGGACTAAATAAAAAAATATTAGATCTTAGTAAAGAAAAAATAGCTATAGCAGAAAACAAAACAAAAAAGAAAAAGAAACCTTCTAGTATTTTAGGCGGCAGAGCAAATGCTGCAACTATGATTATAGTTAAAGGTCCAAAGGGTCCATTAAAAAGAAAAGCTAACGCTACAGATAACGAAGTTAGTAACGAGCAGTTAAAACAAAAGGGAGGAAACACAAAAGGTTCTAGAGTAGTTGAAGCTGGTGATCGCTATAGAAAACCCGGTCAAGGAAAAGGTCGTGGACTAAGAGGAACAAATCCCGAAGAACCGTCATCAGGTAAAACAAAATATAAAAAAAGAAAAAGAAAATAAAAAGGAATATGTATTATGGATAAAATTAAAACATCTATTGCAAGTATTACTGAAATAGGAATATCACTTATTACACTATCTATCGTAGCTTCTATGCTAGTTGGATCAAGTAATCTGATATTCTTAGGTGATGCAGTCGCTAACATAGTAGATCTAATTGAAATGCTAGGCAGCGCAGGACTTGCAGGACTAATTGCTACAGGAATTGTACTGTACCTATTTGGTTGGTCAGGTTTCTGTGATTGCAAAAAGAAGTAAATACACATAACGGGGTTGCAATAAAAGCAATTTTATGTTATAACTAAGTATGGTATAACTTCCGTAGTAAGTCAGACTCCCTGACATACTTTATTAAAAAAAGGAATTATACTATGCTAAAAAAATTATGGCGCAGAGCAGTAGCTGCACAAGAACGAAGAGCCAACTACTGGAAATTACAAAACATGACTGACAAAGAATTGCGAGACATCGGTGTTGAGCGTTTTGAAATTAACAAAAGGATTTATAAACAATGAAGAAAAAAAGTGGTGGCTGTGCAGGTAGAGGCATGGATGTAATGAAATTAAAAACGGCTGGTAGTACAACTAAGAAAAAACCTTCTACTTATATGGCTGGTGGAATGGCAAAGAAAAAACCTGCAGCTAAGATGATGGGTGGCGGCATGGCTAAAAAGAAAAAGATGGGCTATGAAGCTGGTGGAATGTCAATGAAAAAACCTACTGGTGGACTAAAGAAACTACCTACTGCTGTACGTAACAAAATGGGTTACATGAATAAAGGTGGCATGGCAAAGAAGAAAGCTAAGTAATGTTAGCTCAACTTATATCCCCTGTCACTGGTCTTCTCGACAAGTTTATTGAAGATAAAGACCAAAAGAATGCTCTCGCTCACGAGATAAGCACTATGGCTGAACGCCACGCACAAGAACTAGCTATGTCTCAGATTAAAGTTAATCAAGAAGAGGCAAAGTCTGGTTCTTTGTTTATAGGAGGATGGCGACCTTTTGTAGGTTGGATCTGTGGAATTGCATTGCTGTATCACTTTATCTTGCAGCCTTGCATTTTATTCTTTGCTACAATGTTTGGAGCTACATTACCACCACTACCTGCATTTGACATGGGTAGTTTAATGACTGTATTAATGGGAATGTTAGGACTTGGCGGTTTACGTAGCTGGGAAAAGAGCAAAGGTATAGCTAAGAAATGAGTGCAGCAAACTTTTCTAAATGTTTAGATATGCTCCTACATCACGAAGGTGGTTTTGTAAATCATCCTGACGATCCGGGTGGCATGACAAACTTAGGTGTTACAAAAGCAGTATACGAAAAATACATCAAACGTAACGCTACTGAAGCTGAGATGAGAGCATTAACAAAGATTGATGTCTCACCTATATACAGAAGTAATTACTGGGATAGGGGGCATTGTGATGATCTACCTAGTGGAGTGGATTGGTCTGTGTTTGATTGGGGTGTTAATAGTGGAATGGGCAGGGCAGCAAAAGCGTTACAGAGGGTGGTTGGTGTTACTGCTGATGGTGCTATTGGTCCTATGACAATTAAAGCTACTCACGATATAAAACCTCAAGATGTAATAGTTAAGATGCACTCTTTTCGTCAAGCATTTTACGAAAGTCTTACTACCTTTAAAACATTTGGTAGAGGGTGGTCACGTAGAAATGATGAGACACTAGAAGCTGCATTAGAAATGGCAGGAGAATAATATGGCAAACAAAACTGTAGAAGCACCAAAAGGTTTTCACTGGATGAAGTCAGGTAAAGGATACAAGCTGATGAAAGGTGAATATAAACCTCACGCAGGTGCAGTAAAGAAAGCTTCGTTTGAAGTACAGAAAGTTCACAAAAAATGACACGAGTATTAACTGATAATCAAAAAAAGTTTTTAGAAGTATTGTTTGAAGAAGCAGGTGGTAGTCACGTTGCTGCAAAAAGACTTGCAGGTTACAGTGAAAATACACCAACTAAAGCTGTAACTGATTCTTTGAAAGATGAGATAGTAAGTGCAACAACTGACTACCTAGCTCAGATTGCACCTAAAGCTGCTGTAGCTATGGCTAGAGCATTAGATGATCCTACTGAGTTAGGCATACGAGATAAAATGTCAGCCGCTAAAGACTTATTAGATAGAGGTGGATTTGGTAAAGTAGATCGTGTAGATGTTAATTCATCTGGTGGCGGTGTATTTATATTACCAGCTAAAGAAGGTAAGAACGAATAAAACGTGAAGACTTAGGGTATTGGGAATTACCTAAACCTAAAAGAGGAAAAGAAAAACACTGGCACACTATTGCTAGAGTATCGTTAAAAACTGTACCGTTTGGTTATAAGATTAATGACAACAACGACAGATTATTAGATCCTGTACTTGATGAGCTAGAAGCACTAGAAGTAGCTAAAAAACATTTACTGCAGTATAGTTATAGAGAAGTAGCTCAGTGGTTATCAAGACAAACAGGCCGAAGTATATCCCACATGGGACTAAAGAAAAGAATAGACATTGAGCGAAAACGTAAAAAAACAGTTGCTATTAAACGTAGGCTTGCCCAGCGACTTGCCCAAACGCTCCAAGAAATCGAGAACCTCGAAACGCAAAAAGTTGGAACCTACTCCAATTAAAAAAGTTGACGCTGTACCTGCTAAACCTCTAGCACCAGCATACGATGTACAAGAAGCTCAAGACGTAGTCTTCAAAGCTAATGAAGGACCACAGACAGACTTCTTGTCTTCATCGGAAAGAGAAGTACTTTACGGTGGGGCAGCAGGTGGTGGTAAATCTTACGCTATGTTAGCTGATCCACTACACGGATTAAACAACGCAAACTTTAGTGGACTACTAGTTCGGCACACTACAGAAGAACTAAGGGAACTTATACAGAAAAGCCAAGAGTTATATCCTCGTGCTATACCCGGTATAAAGTGGTCAGAAAGAAAAAGCCAATGGATTTCACCTAGAGGTGGTAGACTTTGGATGTCTTACTTAGACAAAGATATGGACGTTACTCGTTACCAAGGACAAGCTTTTAATTGGATAGGCTTTGACGAGTTAACACAGTGGAGTTCTCCTTACGCATGGGATTATATGAGATCTCGTTTACGTAGTGCATATTCTAAGGAATTAGGTTTGTACATGAGAGCTACAACAAACCCCGGAGGTGCAGGACATCAATGGGTTAAGAAAATGTTTATTGATCCTTCTCCTTATAACAAATCTTTTTGGGCTACTAACATTGAAACAGGCGACACTATTACATTTCCTAAAGGCCACACTAAAGAAGGCGAACCATTATTTAAACGTAGGTTTATACCTGCAAGTTTATTTGACAATCCATATTTATCTGAAGGTGGCGACTATGAAGCAATGCTTTTATCGTTACCTGAACATCAAAGAAAACAACTACTAGATGGAAACTGGGATGTTAACGAAGGTGCAGCATTCCCTGAATTTAACAGAAGTATACACGTAATTGATCCTTTTAAAATACCTCAAAGTTGGTCTAGATTTCGGGCCTGTGATTACGGATATGGGAGCCACACAGGTGTACTTTGGCTTGCAGTTTCTCCTAGTGATCAATTAATTGTATACAGAGAATTATATTGTTCTAAAGTTACAGCTACAGACTTGGCAGATATGATCTTAGATGCTGAACAAGAAGACGGAACAATTCGATACGGTGTCTTGGATAGCTCCCTTTGGCATAAG